GCTTTAATAACTTTCTCTTTGTAATCAACGTTATCATCCATAAGCAAATTTTCAAGGTCTGAATTAACCTTATCAAACATTCTGCTTATCTGCTCTTGCGTTGCTTGCTGTTGTCGTTGTTGCTCTTCTACGGTTTTTTTTAAGTAATCCGTTGCTAACATATTTATAACTGGCGTGAATATAGTCGGTCTCTGATAAGAGCGTTGTGCTTGCTGTAAGAAATATTGCGCTAATACTTCGTTATTCATATCTATCCCTCCCTTATTGCGCCGCTAATGGCGGTGTATATATAGTTCCTTTTGGCGGCATTATATACCCTGTTGGCGCTGGTATTGCCGGCGGTGTATAATGTGTTGGAGTTACCGGATAAGTTCCCAATGGCGCTGGTATAGCTGGCGGTGTATATCCGGTCGGAATTATAGGCGTAATTACTGGTTCAGGTTTCTTAAAGAAACTATCTTTTAATAATCCAAACAATGTTGTTGCGTCTGTGGCTGTCCTAAAAGCATAATCTCTGTTAGCAATATCTCGCTGATAATCCCACATATCTCGTTTCAATCCATATCCTTCTAATCCTAATTGGTAATCCATCCAATTTCTTTCACGCAAAGTGTCTAAATAACTTTGTTGCTTCGCCATCGATGCGGCAAGGTTTTGCCTATATGCTTCCTGTGCAAGTTGTGAGTTTAATCCACTTTGAACTGCGCTCATTGCTTGCAATACAGCGTTGCGTTTCCGTTGAAGTAAATCTTCTTTTACAAGGTCAGCTTTCTCCCCTGCTTCTTTAATCATCTTCTCCGTTGCGTATCCAAGCTCCCTACCTAAAACGCCTCTGCGTGCTAATACCTGCGTTAATTTCGGCTCCACCATTTTAACAAGTTCATTAAAATATTTTTTTCTAAATTCTTTTAATCGTGGCGGTGCTCCTTTGTTCAATTCTTTAAGTTGCGCTTGAAATTGTTTTATTATTTGCTCTCTCTCTTTGCGGAGCTTCTTAAACGCTTCATCTTCTTTCCATACCCATTTGCCATTCTCATATCTCATAACGCCTTCGGGAAACTCATAGCTTGGCGGTGTCGGCGGTTCATAACTTGGTGGCGAAGTTGGTGAATATCCCCCGCCTGCAACGGGATAACCGTTTAATCTATAAGTCCCATATCTTGCTGTCAACGATGTTACAGGTTGTCGTGGATTATATCCTAACGGTCTTCCGCCATATATTTGGAACGGTCTATCAAACCGCCAACGCATTTGCGGGGTCTTTTGCTTCGGCATAAATGCTTTACTTGCTAAATTGGTCGCTATTGTCGTTCCAATAGTCTTTACAATTGGCGTGAAAAAGCTACCCATATTAATCCTCCTTGACTATACTAAAAATTATATAATCAACATATTTACCATTTATTAACGCTTTCTTGCGTAATAATCCTTCTTTCTTAAATCCTAACTTCTTTACCAACGCAACTGATAATCTATTCTCTCTATTTACCAATGTTTCTATGCGGTCAAAGTGCTTCTTTAAAAATTCTAACGCTGTCTTCCCTGCGTCTTCGGTATATGTTACTTTCTTGCCTTTCAACCGCTTCGCTAATCCTTTAAGAAAACGCTTATCTACAATGCCGTGAAACGATACCTCGTGTATATCTGTCTGCAATGCAAATATTACAGCGAATTTCTTGCTTGCTTTGCCTTCTACGGTAAACGCTATAAATACAGCTATTGAACCCTCATCTATCCCGCTGACAATAATATTGTAAATTTCTTCCTTGCTCAATCCTGCAAAAATATTGAAATCAGCTTCATTGGTTTGCTGTATTAAATCATAAACGAAATCAAAGTCAATTGGCGTAAATGTATGTAATATTGTCTTTTTCCCATAAAGTATCATTTCTTTTCCTTTAATTTTATTTCGCTATGTTTTAACATTACTTTCTGTTTTATCGTTGTATCCGTATATGGCGATAAACCGTTCTTCTTTCTAACTTCGTTAATTTCTTCACAAAGAAGTTCTATTATTGCTTCCATTAATCTCGGTCCGAATTTTTTTGCTAATTCTTTATTCATTAATACCACCATCCTCTTATTGCTAAATTTATATCCGTTACAGAACTTTCAATGTTATATTGAATTTTTCCATCTGTATCAGCAGTAACAATAAATTGTCCTCTATGCACCGCTCCTGATGTGTTTAAATGCACCCATCCTTGCGAAAAAGCTTCACCATCTTTATCAAACTTAATATCATCACCAGCGTCACCAGTAATACTGTAAATAAACAATACAGCACTTGCCCCCTTAATAGTATTTCCTGCTTTAGCTGTTAAATCTAATTCGTGCCAAGCCCCATCAATTGTAAAATTACTAACAGTCCAATCCCAACCTGCTGATGTTCTTCTATAAAACCCATTTACAATTATCCATCGTGAATTCGTATCATCCCAAAGTTTCACTCGTGGCGGATTTTGACTAACATCAACCCAAGTTTGCCCGTCTATCGGATTAGTTGGCGCTGTTGATGTTATTAATACTTTCTGATTGAGTTTCGTCATAATATTATCAAGCTCACCATCTACTCTCGCTGACATTATTTTTATACCAGCGTCTCTATCCTCTTCAAAATCGTATAATCTGCTTGCTTGTGTGCTCATTTCGTCCCCTCCAATATTGTTTTAAGTAAAACATTATATAACTCTATCCGTGAATTATTGGTGTTATTGCTTATTTTTAATCCTATAAGCCTACCTCTCCCAATGAGGTCATAACTTTTAAGCGATACCGTATCAACGCTATCCCAAGTCGCTTCATCCCAACTTGCTTCGTCCCAAAGGCTTCCACTTGTTTCGTGTGATAGCGTCAATGTATCACCTTGCCCTTCATCTTTCGGAAACCAATAATCTACGGATAAATCAACATCTGTATATGTTTTAATTAATAATTCTAATTCTCGTGGTGCTTTGTATCTATCTGGATAATCTATCCCTAAAAACGGATATTCTATTTCTAACGGTATCGTCTCGCCTTCATCGGTGTATGCGTTGCTGTCAAAATAATATACATAACCGTTATCAGCTCCAATGTAAAATGTTCCGTCTTGTGCCTCGTAAACGCTTATTGGTGTAAACGGAAAAGTAAACCATCCTACAATGTTACCAATCTCTGGTGAATAAACAAACATCTTCGTATTAGAAGTTCTAATTATATAATAGTAATGCCCTAATTTGCTGTAATATGCTCCATATATTCCTTCTTCATCTACGCAATTTGAAACATTGCTTCTATAAAATGATGATATTGTCTGCGATAAATCTTTTAAATCAAGTTTTTGCAATGCAAGTGATGATGATAAACTTTTAATACCTGATTTATTTGCAAATATCCAATCGTTCCCTAATTGCGTAATGGAATAATTTGATAAACATCCTATATTTATTACCTGTTGCAACGATATATCGTCATAAGTTGCAGGTGCATTATATATAACGATATTGTTTTGTAAAAATATAACTAACATCGTATCGCCAATTGTTCGGAAACCTAATATCCTATCCCCTTCTGGAAGGATGTAACGCAAATCAAGTTGAACGCTATCACTTGCAGTGCTCCAATCCGTCTCATCCTGCACCGCACAACCGTAAGCTATCATTGGATTAGATGTTGAATTTAACCAAACTCTACTTTGATGAATATGCACTGCTGTTGCGTCTGTCGGCATTTGTGCATCGCTTGATAAATCACTAACCGTCCAACTGCTATCAGCTATGCGTGGAGTTCCGCCATCTACCATTATAAATTTATTGTTCCACATTGCGGCTTGCCCCTTTGCATCTACGGTTCTACCTGTATCTATTGCATCGAAATCACCACTTGTAGTGTTATATTTATACCAACCATCATAAGCCCTAACAACTAAATTAACTCCGCCTGAATCCCACTTTGCTTCAGTGATATATCTTATCTTTGTATCCGTTGAGTGTAGGTAATTAGTATTCTTTTTCGAAACTCCATTGCGTTGCACAATGTATGCGTTCTTATCTTCATCAAGTTGAATGTATCCATTACGCAATCCCCATAGCCAATGCGGAGCCATATTAAATCTTGAAGTATCTCGATTTATACCTGCAAGTTTGTTTATATAATATGTTCCATTCATTTCGCCGTTACCCTCACTCTTGATATTTTGGGACTCATCCAAATATGCCTCATCTTATCCAAAGTTCCTTCTATTCGCCTGTATAAATCCCCAAATACCTTCAAATAATAAATTTGCGCCTCTGCATTGCCTCTATAATGCAAAACTTTATATGTGGCGTGGTTTACTAATACAAGTTTATCAAATCCTTCAGGAAACCAACAAGTCGCATCGTCATCGCTACCATCAAAAGTTGTTGGAATTTTCCAGTATCTATAAGTTATCGTTTCTCCTTCTTGTCCTGATGATGGAATGTAATAAACATTCCATTTCCCTTCAAATTCCCATATTATCTTTGGTGCTCCTGTTGCGTCCCGTGATGGATATAATTCATCAACTTCCTGCGGTGTATAATATTCAACATTGGTATCATCACCACTATAAATGAAGCTCTTTTTATCAAAATCATTCATATCTGATGGTTGCGTATAATCCTGCTGGTCAGCTACAAGAGTAATAGTTCCTGTCGCTTCTAATGGTTTCCAATGTTCTGATAAACCTATTTCAAGAATGCTCTCGTTTATAGCGTCTAATACCAATGTTTGCATTACATTCAAGTTGCTTAAACTACTCAAATCCCTTGATATAAGTCCACAATTTCGTAATACTTTATTTACTATTTGCAATGCCGTTAGTTTCGCCATTTTATCACCTCTTTTTTAATAACCACATTGGTAAATTAGGTGTTGCCGGTTGATTGTTAAACCGCATTATCACAAGTAAATTTTTCGTAAGTTCAAGTAATGCGTTTATATTATCTTGCATTGATAATGTTTGGTTACGCAAATTGTTATTTGCTTCTTTGATTTTATCTTGCAATTGTTCAAGTTCTTTCTTTTCAGACATTGTCATCATTGCAACTTCGTTGTATTTGGAAATAACATTAGATATTTCTACAAGTTTATTGCCAAGATTGTTTAACGCTTTAATGTAATCGTTATATTTAATCCTGCTCAATGTTTGCACTAATCCTTTAATGTTTGGTATTTTCTCTTTAATTACTTTCAATTCTTCCAATGTTGCTTTTATTTGCGTGCTAATAACATCGTTAATTTGATTAACTGCATCGTCAAATTTAACTTTCACTTCTGGTAATTTAATTTTGCCTACTGCTTCTTCAATCTCCCCTATGGTTACGCCTTTACGCCGCAACAAATCAGCAAGTTTGTTCATTATTTCGCCTTCATAATCCGCCATATTCTTAATAGTATTTTTCATTATACGCATATCAGATGTCATTGTATCAACTTGGTCAGCCATCTGGAATTTTTCGTCTATGGCATACATTCCATTACCATTATCCCATAAAACATATCCTTGCCAATCCGTTGCAACTCTAAACGATGCAACGAAACATCCTGAACTGCCAAGCTCTACAACGCCATCAGTTATCCTTGCTTGCTTCAATGTGCCATCGGTGTTGTATAGCGTAAATCCCGCCGATGCACCAGCGCTACCTGAACCGAAATTAACGCTTGTATATTTTATTTCATTCGCCATTACTTCTTCCTCCGTTTAGGTTTCCATTTCGTTTTCTTCATCATTGTCCCATATATATAAGCTCTGGCACGCTTGCTTTTAGTCGTGCCGAACTTTTTTCGTGCTTCTCGTTTAAGTTTTTCTTCAAGTTTTTTTGGCATTTTTACGCTTCCTCCGTTTTGGAATTTTCGTGTTTCCAAATCTTTTCTTATGGCAAGCTCTACGCTGTGCCTCTGTTTTGCCTCTTATTCTACATACATCCATATTTACCCCTTCTTCTTATGTTTTACTTTATGCTTTTTGCCTCGTATCTTTATTCCTACTGGAGTTTTACCAAATCCTTTAACTTTTGCGTGCCCGTATCGTAACCATTTAAGATATGCTTCTTTGCTTTTAAAGTTTAGTGTTTTCCTTTTTTTCGCCATTATAATCACCTCTTCATTGTAAATAATGTTATTATTGCTCCCCAGAGTAATACTATTACTGCCCAGATAAATTTGATTGATTTAGTTACAAAGTTAGGGTCTATATCTTGTTTTGCTATATATTTAATTTCATTCTCATCTTGAATAGTATTTATGGAATTGTTTAGTTTCTGCTCTAACACATCAATCTTAACTTTGTGTTCACTGCAAGCTAATGAGTTTAGTCTGTTGTTAATATTTGAGATATTTTTGTTAATACTCATAATCTCATTTTGTATAGCTGTTGTTCTTTCTTCAAGTGTAGCTTTTAATGATGCTAATTCAGTTTCTACACTCATTCTTTGTTTTCTCCTTTCTTTGCTTCATATTTATTTTGTATTGCAAGGATAAGTTTATCAAAATCTATTCCAATTGCTGATATAACAGTATCATAGTCAGTATCAGAAATGTTTATTACTTTATCGTTTGATATTCTTATAACATTACCATTGCTATCCAGTTCTTTCTTTATAAGCCTTATAATTATACGCTTTGTATTGGGATTAATCGTTATGTTATCAATTGCTACTTCCTGTTTAGTGATAGTTTTGTTTACTGTTATAGTTTTAACTGGTGATAGTGCGTAAATACTACTTGTTATGCTTAAAATTATAAGCCCTGTGATTAAATAATTACGCATAGTTTTCTCCTTATAAGTTAGTTAATTCCGTTTCTATATTGTTTTTCTTTTTTTGTAGAATAGTTGCTTCGTCTTTTGTAGCTAACTTCAACAATTCATCTATTGCATTTAATTCTTTTTTAAGCTCTATTTTTTTCTCAATTTTTAATTTCAATTCTTTTTGAGAAATCGCATTGTTCAGTTTTTTTAGATTGTTTTCATCTTTTAACCATTTAGTTGTAGCTTTATTCCAATTGCAACAATCGCTTAACATATCATATTCTTCTTTTGTAACTGTTATGACTATCAAATTAGAGTTGTCATATTCAGGCAAAGATTCAGAGTCAGATAAAACAAATGATTTAACTTGCTTCTTTGTATTTTTATCAAATACTACAACATATTGTTCAGCGTATAAATTCATCGTAAAACTTAAAACTAATAGAAAAACTATTTTTCTCATATAATCACCTCACTTTAAGCTATAAGTCCAGCCACAAACATACACACCCGTAGTATTGTCGTCATTGTCTTCACCTGCAAATCTAATATTTCTACTATTTCCAAGAGGAACTTCATTTATATACTGCACATGGTCATATCCAAAAATTCTATAAGTTTGAGCAAAAAATAAACTCGTATGATAACTTTGTGTTTGTTCATAATTAGCAACTGATATTGAGC